ACTATAGGTAATGCTTCATTTACTGTTACAGCTTGTAATCCGCGTTTTAATCCATTCGACATGGAACAATATTCACTTTTGTTTGCTGACACTATCAATCCTTCTAAGTTTGTATCAAAATTTTCAACCACGCAACGATGTTGTCCAGTAAAATTAATGGGATTAGACGTAGACGAAGAAGTAATAGATCCTAACCTGGACTGCAAATTTCCATTTATTTTTGCGTTAAATGTGTTACTGTCGTAAACGATAGAACTCGCATAGTCAGCTGAGTCACATTTTATAAATCTTATTTTGTCCGTGAAACCGATGAACTGCTCACCGTTGGTGT